GCCGCCGCCGCCTACGCCGCCGACGCCGCCGCCTACGCCTACGCCTACGCCGCCGCCGCCGCCGCCTACGACGCCGACGCCGCCGCCGACGCTCGCGCCAGTGCGCTAAAAAAAGCGGCTGATCTTGTGCGTGGGCTGATTTCCTGCGCAGAGGTCGAGGCGGCGATCAATGGGACTAAAGAATGAGAGAGGAAGGACCGTATAGGTCTTCTGTGGTCGTGGTCACTCTTGCCACTTGGCTTATCGAGGGCGGCGCGCAGTCGGCGAAGGTTGAAAACGGGTGGATCTGTTTTGGTTCGGGTCTTTGTCTGTACTGGATTCGACATGACAGAACAGAGAACACGGCACCCAAACCTTCCCAAAGTCACATAACTTCAAATCGGATCAGAGGTTATGTGCGACGGTCGTGGTCTGCAAAGCTGGGTCTGATTGGGGCACTCTCGTGTGGGCGCTAGTGCTCTGGGCAACGAGCCCAGAAGGTGACTGCACCAAGTCCGCAGACTGCCCGCAGGGGCATTACTGCAAGAGCGGGACGTGCGTCCCGAAGGAGGCAAGATGAAGATCGCGGATCTGAAAGTGGGCCAAGTGCTGTACGACGTTCACAGCGAGCGAGCCGGCAACACCACCATGCGGTGCGAAGGCTGCTGGGAGTGTTATGTCCGCGCCATTGATCCTGACGGAAAGTGGGTCGAGATCAGCTGGAACGGAAACCCGGCGCGACGAAGTGCCACGGTGCCTGCTGGATACAAGCAAGCACCGAAGGAATGGATTCGGTCGGAGCTATTCGGCCCAAGAGCGTGCCATTTTTGCCGCAAGACAGAGGAACAGGGCCACGCTGCCGACTGCGAGCACCCAAGGGCGATTGCGGCACGCAAGCGAGCGGCGAAGGAGGCGAAATGAACCGCGTGCAACTAGAAGGCTTTGTGGGTCGCGATGCCGAGCTCAAATACCTTCCATCGGGTCAGCCAGTAGCAAGTTTCAGCATGGCGACGAGCGAGCGATACAAAGATGCCAAGGGACAGGACCAGGAAAAGACCGAGTGGCATCGCATCGTGGTCTTTGGGAAGGCAGCCGAGCGAGCGAGCAAGATCCGAAAGGGTCAGCTCGTCACACTGGAGGGCAAGCTTCAGACCCGGTCGTGGGAAGGCAAGGATGGCAAAAAGCAGTACAGTACCGAGGTCGTGGCGCATCGGGTGCATGTGATCCAACTTGGCGAACAGCAGGCAGCGGAACCACGGCGGGAGACTGCAAAGGCCGTGGAAGGCTCGCAGGAGGTCGCAGAGGATGACATCCCGTTTTAGCGCCCGAGGCGTAGCCGACGGGCAAGACCTAGAGACAGTAAGCCAGCGTAGCGGTGCTTACTGAGGGCGGGGGTGGTAAAGTGCTGCCCTCTGGGCTACTAAAGATCGGGGCGTTTGTCTAGTCCCTACATCAACCATCGTCGATACTTTGGTTTCCACAAAATACATGTGGTAGTTTTAATAACCCCCGTGCGTCCGCCAAAACTCAGCCCTGAGCAAATCGCCGAGATCCTGACCAAGCTGGCAGGAGGCGCGACCCCGCTCGCGCTGGGCAAAGAGTACGGGGTGTCTGACCAAACAATCTACAGGCACGCTCGGCTGGCGAAGGACAGGGCGTGGGACATCGAGAGCGCGGGGCAGGTCAACGATGGCGGCGACAACGTGGTGCCTATCCGGCCAGCTCCTTTGTTGACCTTGCCAGCCCTGGCCAAAGCGCAAGAGGAGCGCTACCAGCGAGCCGTCGAGTCTGGAGTGGACCCACTCACTGGGGCACTGACAACCCCAGCCGAGAGCGATGGGACGATCTGCCGCAACGTCACTCGGGAGCTATACAAGGCGTTTCGGGCAGCAGGAAGGGAAGAGGACTACCGGACGCAAGCCGACATCGCCAAGACGATCGCCGCAGTAGTCCGAGCCCGCCACCAGATCGCACCGCCGAAGGCAGCCCGTGGTCCGCTCAAAACGTACACTGTCGAGGCGTCGCCGGAGTCATGGCCGGAGCCACCAAAGAAGGATGACCCACTTAAGGCGAGTGAGGCGTAATGCCATACGCCCACAGATTCGCGCCAGTCCCCTGGCAAGTAGACCCATGGCGCAGCCAGGTCCGCACACTGCTCCTGCATGGCGGCGCGGGGTCGGGCAAGAGCATCCTTTGCGCCGAGAAAATGCACGCGCTCATGTTGCGCTACCCACACGCGACCGGGTTGGTCGTGCGCAAGTTCTTTTCCTCGCTGCGCAACTCGGTGATCCCGCTGCTTGACCACACGGTGATAGGTCCGGCTGCGCATCACGCTAAGACTGACCACCGTTTCGAGTACGCGAACGGTAGCACGCTCTGTTACGCTGGTGTCAGCGACGAGAAGCAACGGGAAGCGCTCAAGTCGATAGGCAAGGGCGACGGCGTAGACTTTTTGTGGATCGAGGAAGCGAACGCGCTCAGCTTCGACGACTACCAAGTCCTCATGACACGCCTCAGGGGTAAGGCCGCAGGCTGGCGTCAGTGTTTGATGTCGTGCAACCCGGACCATGAGAACCACTGGCTCAACCGCAAGATCATCGAGGCACAGTCAGACGACATCAGCAGCGTGTGGATCAGCCCCTACGACAACCCCTATGCAGACCGCCCCTATCTGAGCACGCTTGAGACGTTGACCGGAGTGCAGCGCGACCGGCTCCTGCTTGGCAAGTGGGTCAGCGCTGAGGGCATGGTCTGGCCCTACGAACCGAGTCACCACCTGTGCGACCCGTTTGTCATCCCTGACCACTGGCGCAGGATCAAGACTGTGGACTTCGGCTGGCTCACGACCACGGTGCAGTGGCAAGCGCTCGACCCGAGCACGGGCGATGTCCACGTTTATCGGCAGCTGTATCGCACGCAGCAGCTCGTCAGTGACATCGCTGTCGCCTGCAAAGCTATCGAGGCGCAGAGGGATTCGCGGGTGGTACGGTACGAAGCGGTCGTCTGCGACCACGATGCGGAGGGCAGAGCGCAACTAGAGCGGGTCTGGGGCTGCTCAACACTCCCAGCTCACAAGGCGATACGCGAGGGCTTGGAGGCGGTCACAGCGCGGTTTGCGGCTCGTAACGCCCGACGGATCTGGATACACCGGGGCAGCCTTGCGCATGCTCCCGACCGTCAGCTTGCAAAGGATGGCTACCCGACAGAGCTAGTTGACGAGCTGCTTGGCTATCGCTTTGACTCGGGGGTAGACAAAGACGGCCACCCCAAAAAAGACGGCTACCCGGTCAAAAAAAACGACCACGCCTGCGACGCGCTGCGGTATGGAGTCTGCTATTGGGACGGGGTGAGCAAGGACGGCGCGGAACGGGCTAACACGCTGGCACTGATGGGCGCTCCGATGTAGCCTTGACAAAATGTCGCGACTCGCGTAGCCGTTGACAAAATGGCACGAAGACCAGCGAAGCAAGCACCGCCTAAGCCAGTCCGTCACGACGGCTGGCAAAACGTGATCACGGGGCTGGGCACCTCGCGAGACAAGGGCACCTACGCCGAAGTCGTGCCTACGGTCCTAAATCAGCAGCAATGTGAGAACCTGTGGCGCGGCGACGACATGGCGGACCTAATTGTCACAGCGCTACCACACGATGCGCTCCGCGAGACGCCCACCTTGACCATAGCGTCTATCGAGGACGCGACCCAGAGAGCGGCGGCGGTCAATTCAATCCTCGCGGCACTGGCGGACCTTGGCGCTAAGAAGGCGGTTCAAAGGGCGCTACAGTACGAACGGGCCTATGGCGGGTCGGCCATCTACGTCGGGGCAGTGGATGGGGACACGCCAGATCAACCGCTTCAGGTCCAGAGCATCCGAGCAATCCGCCATCTCACCGTGTTCGAGCGACGGCAGTTGACTGCGGTCCAGTACCAAGAGGACCCAATGGCGCCGAACTACGGCAAGCCGCTGCTGTATCAGGTGCAGTCGTTTTCAGGCGTCGGCACCGGGCAAAAGGTGCATGCGTCGCGGCTTGTCGTCTTTCCAGGTCGCAGAGTCACCGACCGCAACCCCACCGAAAACGCCGGGTGGGGAGATTCCGTGCTCTCGCTGGTGTGGGATGCGCTGCGGATCTTTAATCAGTCGTGGCTTGGCGTAGGGTACACGATGCTCGATTTTTCCGTCGCCATCATGAAGATCAAAGGACTCGCATCGATTCTGGCGGCGAACAGTCCAGAAGCAGTCGCGACCAGAGCGCAAGCCGTCGAGCTTGGTAGGTCGCTGGCAAAAACGATCCTGCTTGACTCCGAAGAGGAGTACGAGCGCAAGACCACGAACCTGTCAGGTGTCTCTGACGTGCTGTCTCAGGTATCGACGCGGCTAGCAGCTGCGGCGCGGATGCCTATCAGCAAGCTGTTCGGGCAGTCGGCAAGCGGGCTCAATGCCACGGGAGAGGGCGACGCGCGAAACTGGTACGATGCGGTTGCTGCCTATCAGGAAGACTCGGTTCGGCCAGCGTACGAGCGGCTTCTGAAACTCCTGTTTGCGAGCAAGTCAGGACCGACGCGGGGAATCGAGCCAGAAAACTGGGCGCTCAAGTTCCCGCCCTTGTGGCAACCGACGGCAAAAGAACAGGCAGAGACGCGCAAGATCGTCGCCGAGACTGACGCGATCAATTACGACATGGGCCTTGTCACGTCCGAGGAGCTGCGCACTTCCCGCTTTGGTGGCGAGGAGTACAGCGCCGAGACGGAGATCGATAGCTCAACAATTTTGATTCCTCCCACGCCATCGGCATCACCGGAAGTCAATGCCGCCCCGCCGACTACCTAGAGCAGCCAGGCCGGACAGGATCGCGGCAGAGTACCGGGCCGCGCTCGGGCCGGCGGTGCAAGCGCTGCTTGACTTGCTTGCCGAGCTTGTGCGCGAGCTCGAGCGCGAGTGGCCACAGCCCGAGCCCGTGCGAATGGACAACGATCGTGACGTTGCGCGCGCGGTCAAGCGGACGGCTGACAAACTGGCGCGCGCGGTCAAGGCGGAGTCCATTGTCCCGATCGCGACCAAGTATGGAGCGGCGACCTCGGACTTCCAGCGAGCGCAGCTCGCCAAACAAGCGCGGGCCGCTGTCTCGATTGACGTGCGTAAACTCTCCGGCTTGGATCGCAATGTCCCCCGGCATATTGCGCAGTTTGCCGAGACAAACGCGCAACTGATCACGGGCCTCGGTCAGAGGATGGCGGATGACATCGCCGAGATCGTCGAGGAGGGCGTGGTATCTGGCTCGCGCTGGGAGACTATCGCGGGCAGGCTTGCCCACGCTGGCCAAGTCACCGAGGATCGCGCGAAGCTGATAGCTCGTGATCAGGTGGGCAAGCTGTTCGGAGACATCAACAAGCAGAGGCAGGTCAACCTTGGCGTGACTCGGTACGTGTGGCGCACCGTGCGTGACAACCGAGTACGCGAGGAGCATGAAGTGCTCGACGGTGATAGCTTCGAGTGGGGCGCTCCCCCTTCCGAGGGCCACCCCGGCGAGGCGGTCAACTGCCGCTGCTATGCCGACCCGGATTTCTCGGATCTGCTGGGCTGACAAAAAGTCACATCAGGGGCTTGACACTTTGACACAAGGCTTGCCAGACTGACATTCATGTCATCATTCGTGCCAATTGGTCACACGACGACTTTGCCAGCGGACAATGTAGAGCCGACCATGGCGTCTGGGTCAGTCGTCGAATTGGACGGCTCTGGTAACGTGCTGGAGATCGAAGGCGTAACCGACGGTTCTGGGACCAATCAGATCTTTCTGCTGCGCAAACGCGCGCTCAATGCTGGCGGGTTCAGGTACATCCCGTTTGCCCCTGATAAGCCGATGGTGGGCGAACTGGTAGACGCGGGTGTGTATCGGTTTTGGGATCGTTTGGTTCTTGGATTCGTTGCCCCAGGTGAGCGCGTATGCCTATTTATCCCGACAGGCGGACCAGTGATTAGCAATTGCAATGTAAGACAGGTGCAGGCATGACAAAGCTGATTATAAGTCTTCTGGTATCACTTAGTTGCGTATCTTCGGCACTGGCGATTGATACATCTATTGAGCGCACGCCAAAACAAAGCTTTGTCCCATCGATTACACCAGCACTATCGGGTGCGCCAGGTGCTAACAAATACCTGCAAAGCAATGGCATCTCGGTCCCCGGTGTCACTGGCAAGACGATTGATTGGACGGTGACAAGTGGTATTTAAACGACGACTGACAGTGTTGGCGCTTGCTCTGCTTGTGGGCTGCGTTCCCCCCGAATCGACCTGCACAGAGCGCGACATTTCCGCGTGGGTTCCTTCGACGGCGGAGTTTGCAACGCCGATCCGCTGCGACGGAAAGATCGTTGGTTACGATCTGGATATCGACAGCAGCAAAGATATGACCTCGCGCACTTGGGCGATTGCCTTTGATGGTCCGCACCCAGGCGGCGTGGCGGCGATCTCTGCGGATATCGACATGCTGACGCCTACCAAGCGCGTTGCAACGCTCTACAGCGGCTCCACGCAACTCGCTGAGGTCGAAGGCGTGCTAACCACGGTGTCTGCGTCCAGCGCGTCACCTGTAGCAGCTGGACCGCTACAGCGCGCGTTTGCGGTCACTGTCCCCGCTGGTCTGCACTATCGAGGGCAGATCCGCAACATGCGGTGGTGACATGCGCGTCTTACGGGTAGACAACAGTAGCCCTCTCAGTAAGCCGGTGCGCTTGCCAAACGGGTTCGTGCGTGCGGAGGGGTACTTGACCCGAGCGGGCATCTTTGTCTATCGCGATGCTCAGGGCAACACAGTCCGTGAGTTCCGACCGCCCGAGGAAGTGTTTCACCCGGATTCGCTAGCAAGCTTTGCTCTTGTCCCTGTCACCAACGATCACCCGAGTGAGTTGCTGACAGCGGATAACGCAAAGCAGTACGCCGTTGGAAGTGTGTCAGAGGTGGTGACTCCGGACGGAGATAAGGTGCGCGCGTCGCTGATGATCACAGACGCGGCAGCAATCGAAGCGCTCGACGCGGGTAAGTCCGAATTATCGTGCGGATACACTGCTAACGTTGAGTTTTCGCCTGGAGTGTGGAACGGGCAACCGTACGACGCAGTGCAGCGAAACATCCGAGGCAACCACGTTGCTTTGGTAGACGCAGGCCGGGCAGGTCCGGCTTGCGCGATACGAATGGACGCCGCCGGGGCGGCACAGGAGATCACGATGACGGAGAATGTGATGATGGAGCTCGGCGGCGCAATGTACCGCGTCCCCGCCGACTTGGCCGCTGAACTGGTCAAGATGCTGGAAAGCAAGGGGCTAAAGCCTGTCATGGGTGATGATGCTGAAAAGCCTGCGCAGGGCGAAGAAATGGCCGCAGTCAAGGCGGATGCCCAGCGCAAGATCGATGCGTTGCAGGCTCGCCTGGATGCACTGCAGAGCGTGGCCGCTGCCAAGAATCTGCGCGAGACCATCGCCCGCGAAATCCGCGAGGACATGGCCGTGACCGAGCTGGCCAAACGCTTCGATGCTGACGTGTCTGAGTCGGACACCATCGATGGCAAGCGCCGCAAGATCGTCGCCAAGCTCGACCCATCGATCAAGCTCGACAGCAAGAGCCCCGAGTATGTCGGCGGTCTGCTGGAAGCGCTTGTGCTTGCTCGCAGTGAGCAGGCCGCTGCGTCCCCCCGTGCTGGCTCGCTGAAGTTCGACGGAAAGGATGACATCGCCGACCCGGCGGAAGCAGCTCGCAACGAGATGCTCAACCGCTTCGCAAACGCGCACAAAAAGGAGGGCAAGTAACATGCCCCAGACCACTTACAGGACCGTGATGCCGGTCGCCATTGAAGGCGCGATTGCCGACGATGGCGCGATTGACATTGAAAGTCGAGTGTCGAGCGTCAGCTCTGTCACAGAGATTCCGTTTGGGCGTCCCGTTGCATCGGTAAGCTCGGAAGCAAAAGCTTGCGTGCTCTGCACCAGCTACACCGACACGCCGATCGGAATTGCCGCGCACTCGCACAGCTATGCGGCGGAAGAGCTTGGCACGTCTGGCATTAAGTCTGGCTCCATGGTCAACGTGCTGCGGCATGGACGTATCCGCGTCAAAGCAGGCGGCTCGATTGCAGATGGACAGCGACTGCACTACCAAACCAGTACGGGCAAGTGGGTCACAGCCGCAGTGGCCACGGACACGATCGACATGACGGCTCAGGTGATTGCGCGCTCGTCGGGCGTGATCAATGATCTGATCATCGCCGAAGTCGATATGAGCAACAAGTCGTAAGGGACGAGGTCATCATGAGGAGTCTTTGCAAGACCGCACAGAGATACTTTGACAGCCTGGTGCATTCCGGGCGATTCACCCGCGACGCGAGCGAGACGATCTACCTTGCGCGCCAGCTTCTGGAGATGGAAACCACCGTCTACAAGGAAGTCTATCCAGCGCTGCGCGGACGCGAGTTTGTCCCCAAGTCGCCAATGTCTCTGGGTGCCAAATACTTTGGCTACCAAGAAGAGACGATCTACGGTGGCGGACAGCGAAAGATTATCGCCGACATGGCGACGGATCTCCCGATGGTCAACGTCAGCCGAACCGAGACGCAGGGACGGGTCTATCCGCTTGGTCGGTCGTTTGCTTACAGCGTGTTCGACCTTTCGCACGCAGCCTATGCAAACGAGTCGATCGACACGACGCTTGCGAGCGCTGCACGGTTTGCGATCGAGCAAGATATCGACGCGCTGCTGCAAGTCGGAGACAGCCAGTACAGCATGCTTGGTCTGCTTAATCAGACGAGCACCAACACGTATGTTGTGCCGAACGGCGCGCTGGGCGCGCCGTTGTGGACTCAGAAGACCAGCGACGAGATCTTGACCGACCTCAACGGCATTGCGAAGGCTGCGCACATCGCGACGAAGTCGGCGGACATGAGCACCAAGATGCTGCTGCCGCTGGACAGCTACGAGCTGATCAGCACCAAGCCGCGCAGTTCAACGAGTGATACGACGGTTCTGGAGTTCTTCCTCGGCACGTCGCGGTTTATCAAGAGCGTCGAACCGTGGTATGCCTGCGATACGGCGGGAACCGGCGGAGTCAAGCGCGCCGTCGCCTACCGCCCCGAGGTTGACGCGGTGTTCTACAAGATGCCGCGCGAGTTCCAGATGCTGCCACCGGAAACGCGCGGTCTGCGTTTCGTGATTGACTGCATTGCAGAGTATGGCGGTGTGCATGCTCGCAAGCCCAAGACGATCACCTACGCGGATGGGATCTAGCCATGGCCAAGGTCATCAACCGATCCAAGGAAACGATCCACGTTGGCGGTCATGTGCTCGGCACTGGCGAGCATGAGGTCGCCGACTTTGAGGCGCTGGCTAAGCAGTATCCCGGCCTCGATAAGCTCGTCGAAGTGGTCAAGCCTGTCGAAGATCCGAAGCCTGTCGAACCCGAACCGGATGCCACCAAGCAACCGGCAAAGGAACCAGAGGAGCCGCCGAAAAAGGAAGCTTCCAAGAAGGCGGAGAAGTAGCCCGTGATCACCTGGGTTGATGTCACCAACTGCGAGCCGCAAGCGTCGGGCGTTCCGCTAGCGTCGCAAACTGCGATACTAGCAGACGCGCCGATTGAGCTTGATGCTGACGCATGGGGTACGAAAATCAACCTAGCGTGGACGTTCTATTGCGCGCACCGGGCGCTGCTCTATCTGCAAGGGGTGTCAGGGGCCAGCGGACAAGTCGAGTCCGAAAAGGTCGGCGACGTGGAGCGCAAGTACGCAATCACGCAAAACACGTCGGGCTCTGGCTGGTCCGAAACCAAGTGGGGGCGAGAACTCCTACGACTGCGCGAGGGGACGCTAAACTGTCGGCTAGCGCTGCTGTGAACCATGGGAAAAGTCACCGACAAGGATAAGGGATGGAATCGACTGCAAGAGCTCGCAAAGAGCCTTGCCGCTGACGACGTGCATGTCCGCGTCGGTGTGCTTGACGATGGCCGCGCAGGGAGCGAGGACCATGGAGGGATCACTACGGGTCAGCTTGCCGTGGCGATGGAGCTTGGCACTGCTACGATTCCGGCCCGGTCTTGGGTGGGATTGACCTTTGACCGCGCGCGCACCGAAGTGCAAGCGGATATGCGGACGCTGCTAGGGCATATCGTGGACGGGAAAATCACCGTCGATAAAGCGCTTAACGTGCTTGGTGCAAAATACTCGGCGGCAGTCAAAAACACCGTGACCCAAGGTGAGCAAATCCAACCACCGAACGCACCGAGCACGCTTGCGCGTAAGCAGGGCAAGACGCACAACAATCGGGACAGCAAGGGGCGGTTTAAAAAAGGCTACGGCGCTGCGCTCAAGTACGGAGTCCGCACACTCATTGACACCGGGCGCATGGTTGGCGCGGTGACGTGGGCGACGTTTGGGAGCGGCAAATGAGCTATGCCGACTCCATAACGAGCCTCGCGAACGCGACCCTGACCGTGACACGACGGCAAGAGGTGGCGCCGATCAATGGGCGGGCGCAGGCCCCGACTACCACCACGCTGTCAATCCGAGCCAGCGCGCAACCAACGTCAGGTCGTGACCTACAGCGGCTTGGCGACGGTCGTATCAGCGCGGACCTATGGACGGTCTACACGACGACGCGGCTTTACATAGGGTCAACCGAAGCGGGAACCGAGGGCGGGTACCTGCCCGACCTGATCACGATCGGGGATAAGCAGCATGAGGTCGAGCACCTAGAACACTGGGCAGCCTTCGGAGCGCAGCACTACAAGGCGATCTGCCGCGCGGTGGTGTCGTAATGGATTGGACAGCGATTGAGGATGCTTTGCATGCGTGGGTGGTATCAGCCACCGGGTATGCCGCTGCCCGCGTCCTGTGGCGCGACCAGAATGCAAACGCAAAGGTCGCGGATCACATCACGCTGCATTTGTCTGGCCCGATCGTGCTGGGAACGGACGAGCTACGCAGCGCGACCGACCTCCTACAGCCGCTCGGGCAAGAGATCACCCTCTCAGTGCAAGGCGACCGAGAGTGGTCTTTGCAAGTTGAGTGCTACACCGGGCAAGTCACAACGTCGAGCGATGCCAAAAGCATCCTGTCGAAGTTACAGACAGAGGGGCAGCTGCCGTCCAAGCTCGCGCTCCTAAATGCGCAGGGCATCACTCTGTTTGATCTGGGCTCTGTCCAGTACACGCCAGAGATCCGAGAGGTAGCGTACCAGGGGCGAGCGCTCGTGCTGATGCGCCTCTACAGTCGCGACGTGGCCAGCGAGAAGACCGGCTACATCGCAGAGATCGAAATCACCGATACAGTCGCGGCGGATACCTTCATCGCGCCGTAAGGGGAAGACATGCCGTTATCAGATATCGCCAACGTCTTTTTCAGCCCCCAGACCGGAGGGCTTACCCAGCAGGGGTTTGGTACCGGGATGATTCT